TTGGGCAGATTCGGCTCAGGCTACCGAATGGGCAGAAGTGTTTATCGCCTCACTAGTAGACCCTGAAAGCGAATTCGTTGCGGGTAACTCACCCGACACTCACCCGGCAATTCGCCCAGAGCCAGAAGATGAAACACTGGGCTAATGTCAGAGCAGATACCGAGAAGCAACACACAGCAGCAGTTACTACTAAAGCTAGTAGGTGACATGGCAGACGTAAAAGCCGGATTCAAGATGCTGCAAGATCATGAGGACAGAATCAGAGAGCTGGAAAAGGCTCGCTGGCAAACAGCCTGGGTTACTGCTTTTGCTTCTGCTGCTCTAACTGCTTTCGCTGTAACTATTGTTTCGCAGGTACTAATTTGAGATACCCACTTCCTAAAGCAAGCATCACAGCCCTCTACGCTGCTACAGCTAACAGGACTAACCCTCACAGGGGATTAGACTTTGGAGCCGCTACAGGCGCTTGGATTACAGCCCCGGCTACTGGGACAATAGTAGTAAACACCTGGAGTGATGTTTTAGGCTGGTGTTTAGTCCTACGCTTCTGGCATGAGGGTAAAGACATGCCTATGTATCTAGGCTTTGCTCACTTGAAGGTAAAGAGCAAGCACAAGGTCGGTACTAAAATCTGGGAGGGCAATAAGTGGTTTGCAGCAGTAGGCAATACCGGGAGCGCCTCACGCGGTAGTCACTTACATCTCACCTACGGGGACACACCTAAACATATCTTCTATGGTCAGACATTCGACCCATTAGCACTACTTGAAAGGTTCGTAAAATGAAATTTAACCCTCAGATAAGGAAAGCTATTTACGCGGCAGTTGCAGGACTTGTACCGCTTTTGGTAATCGCCGGGATAGTTACCGGGGAGCAGTCACAGCAGATACTCAGCAGCGTTGCAGCAGCCCTAGCATTCTTTGCTTCAGTGATGGCAGTAAAGAACACTGAGGTAAACAACCCTGAAGAATACGAAGACGTAACCGAGGGAATAGAGCCTCCACACATTCCTGGCGTTTAGCTGCTAAAATAAAAATATTAACACTGCCCCGTCTTTTCTTTACTGAGAAGGTGGGGCAGTTGTCTTTTACCTACTTTTTACACCCTTCTCGGACTACTTTTTACACTAGCCTCGAGCGTTTCGCAATCTAGCGCGCTGCCTACTGTTCACGCCTCCCCAGATACCATGCTTCTCATCATTCACTAAAGCAAACTCTAAACACAAAGACCTAACCGGGCAGATCTTACAGAGACTAATCGCAGACCTCAGGCTAGTATTTGGAACGCCTCCTTCTGGAAACCAAGCATCAGGGTCGGAAGTTTGGCAGGCAGTTGCCCCGGTCTTTCTAATGCCTTCTGCTAACGCAGTGAGGGCTTGTTCTGAGTTCATGCATAAACAATAACTGCAATTATGTCGCGCTGCTTTGCTATGCTCCAAAACATGATCACAGTGAATAAGACAATTGCCAAACTAGGCGGCACTCTAATCGGCACACACCCGGCAGGATCTCCTGAGTGGCATGCTCAGAGATCTCACGCAATCGGCGGCAGCGACATAGCACCGATAATGAATAAATCCCCCTGGACTAGCGCGGTGTACTTATGGGCGCAGAAGTCTGGCTTGCTATTGCCCACAGAAGGCACAATGGCTATGAAGCTAGGTAACTACTTCGAGCCTGCTATAGCTCGACTATTCGGTGACATGCACCCTCATCTAATAGTTCATACCGGAGATTACACCTACGAATCACAGAAGAACGCATCATTTCACGCTAACCCCGATGGCGTTATAGAAGATGAAGATGGCAGGTTATACATTCTCGAGATTAAATTCTCTAGAAACGCTATGCCTATCTTGCCGGAGCATTACAGGCTTCAAGTTCTTTGGTACATGATCGTAACAGGCTTGCATAGTCCCGGTGTACTTTGCGCGGTCGCAGGAGGCGAATACAGGGAGTTTCCGGTGGAGTATGACCCGATAGAGGCTGAGGCACTTATGAAGGCGGCAGAGAGCTTCCTAGAGCTTGTCAGGACAGGAGAGCAGCCAGACATAGAGGGCAGCGATTCGACTTATAGCGCAATTAGGATTCTTCACCCAGACATAGAAGACACAGAGACAGACATAGACGGCGAGGAATACAGACTTCTACAAGCGGCACTAGAGCAAGAAAAGTTCTGGAAGCAGCAGGCAACACTTAGAAAGTCGGTCATTCAAAGCAGCATGAAGGGCGCTAAGTACGGCTATGTAGATGGTGAAAACGTTGTAATGTTACAAAGCAGATCTGGCGGCGCGCCTTATCTCAAAATCACAGGAGGATAAACATGGGATTCATGGACAACTACGAACCAGTAGCAGATCGAATAGCCAAGTTCTGGGAGAAGCACCCAAACGGCAGAATACACACCGAGATAAAGCTAATCAACGAAACAGAAATCGTCATAATGGCAAGTGTCTACACTGACCGGGAAGACATAAGAGCAGCAGCTATTGACTTTGCCCAGGAGACTAGAAACTCAAGCCCAATAAACAAAACTAGCTTTATCGAAAATTGCAGCACTAGCGCAATCGGCAGGGCTTTATCAACGCTTGGGTTTTCTAGCAAGAAAGACGGTCACAGCGTTAGACCTAGCGCGGAGGAAATGCAGGCAGCCTCACAGGAGGCTTTGGCGGTATCTCTAAAGGGGTTTGAGGGTCGCGCAAGTGTCCTAGCCCTAAGTAGTGATGTTGAAGGGCTTAGAGAGCTTTACAGCGATGCGAAGCTTCATGGAATGCCTAAGCGATTTCTTGAGCAGGTTACAGAGATGGCAAAGGCAGTAGACACAAAGTAAAAACCGAAGGAGACGTAGCCCACAGATAGCTACGCCTCCAGCAGTAATTCTATCTGACAGACAGGAGAATCATGCAGCAGGAAACAGACTGGAAAGAGTTCACGGAACGCACTTGGCTAACAGGTTACAAACGTGGCTACGGTCATGGTCGCGAAGACATGCGAAAGCAACTCACTTTTGAACTTTGGGACTTCAGGAAAAAGATACTTTTGACAGATACAGATCTCGCTGAAACGATAGAAATCTGCATCGACAGATTAGAAAAATTAAAATAAGATACATCTTCTATATATAGATATATATATAAGCATTATTAAAGGTTCTATATATAGATATTTAACTTAATAACTATACATAAGCATTATGTTTATATATAGCAAGAAATTACTCATCACAGAAAAGGGAATGAAATGCCACAGATCACAATCACAGGAGACGTAAACCTAATTGGCTGGGAAGGCAGAAGGATTTCAGTTTGGGAGAACTACGATGTTCCAGGCTATACAAAACCCTTCTCAAGACTTTGGACTTGTTGGTTCGACTTCTCGCAAGCAGAGCATCTTCAAGAAGGTGACTGGATAGAGCTAACTGGCGAGCTATCGACGAAGATAGGGAAATACACGCCTAAGGACTCAGACGTTGAAAAGACCGTAGTTGAACATCACTTGCAAACGGCACAGCTAGTCCAGGCAAGAAGCAAGACACAGCAGGGCGCTACTATGGCGCAAGTTTCAGGCTTCGAGAATGCGCCGTTCTGATGATTTCGGACATGAGCGAACTGGAAAACAAACTCTATTTCACAAAAGGCTATGAAGCCGGGGTGGAGCTAGAGCGCAAGCGCATCATAGTTATGGCTCAAGCGCGAATCTGTTTTGACTTCCACCAATCGGGCAAGTGTAGCCATTCGGTCTGCTACGTCATGGCTGAGCTTGTCGAGACAATTGCGGAGGCACTCGATGACTAAAGAAAAAAGGTCAGAGATCATGACTAGAAAAAATAGGCAACCACTAACCGGCATCGTATTCTTGGCAGGCGTAGGAGTAGGCACTCTAAGCGCTTGCTTCTTCTTCTTTGTTATCGTGCTGATAGACAGACTCTAAGATGATTCAGGTTTTTGTACCGGGCATACCTCAGCCACAGGGTTCAAAGAATGCGTTTGTAATTGGCAAGCGCGCGGTCATAGTTGAGAGCAATAAAAAGCTTCCGGCATGGCGCAAAACACTAACTGAAGTACTCGAGTCAGCAAACAGCTCATGTCAGCCACTTACTGGCGCAGTGTGTTTAGAGGTTATCTTCTTTATGCCCAGAGCTAAGACCAACACAAAAGATTACCCTTCGCAAAAGCCAGATCTCGATAAGCTCATAAGAGCGGTAGGCGATTCAGCAGACAACGCCGGACTACTCGGAGACGATTCTCAAATCTGCCAGATCTTAGCAAATAAGGTATGGGCAGGCTGTGAGGCAGATCAAGGCGCACTAATTACATTCAGCGAACTATAAGAAAGACAACTAACCTATGTATAAGACAACGCTTACACAGAAAGCGCAAACGCTTATGAAAACAGCAGCAGGAATGGTCATACTCGCATTCTTCCTAGTAGGGGTAAACCTACTTGCAACACTGATAACAACCTATGTACCCTGGCTAACTATGATTTTGCTAGGAGCTACATTCAGCTACTTGACCGTAGTCGTTTATCAAGGGCTTAGAGACTCATGAAATGCCCTATCTGCGATACCCCTCACACAACTCGAGGGAATGAAGTAGTACCATGTAAGAGATGCTGGACTAAGGAAAGAACATGGCGGATTGGCACAACTCGAAAGAGTGGAACAAAGCGCGCGCCTATGCGAAGACAGTCCTAGACCCTGAGTGTGTTATCTGCGGTGCAGAACTAACGGGGGGGGACTGGACTATAGATCACATACGCCCACCCTCGGTGACAGGTGACCCTAACCATGACATCGCAAATCTTCAGTCCCTATGCCGGGTATGTAATGGGCGTAAGTCCGACAAAACAGCAGTTAGGGCAGCTTGGAAGAACAGCAGGTGGTAGTTTATCTGCACAATACTTCCTATTATGTCCCCCAAATAGGTGGTCAAAAGGGGGGTCTACAGAGGCTCTACAGAGGGGCTACAGGGCAGGGGCTTTTTTCGACAGCCGCGCGCCAATCCCACGCTTCTCCACAAGTTAAGACAGAATAGCTAGATTATCCGAGGAGGTACAGCGCATGATTCACGAAACACTTAGCAAGTGGTTAGATAGCCTTACATTGACCATCGAACAAAAAGTAATCTCCGAAATGGCATTACGTCTAGCGGCTTCCTTCGACGAAACCGGACACACCTCCACAGCAGCGGAGCTACGCAAAACAATCTTGGAACTGCAATCACAGATCAACGCCAACAGGCACGAATTAGACCCACTAGAGAAGCTGCTAACTAGGTAATGCTTCAGCTTCCAGCTAGCTACACTAAGCCGCTATCTGAGAACTTCATTACAGATGGTGACTTGCTTATAGAGCTAGCAACGATAGCTTGGAAAGCGCCAGAGAGTCCAGACGGGCTAGAGCTAGACGAATGGCAGAAGTGGCTACTTCGACACCTTCTAGAAAGATACCCAGACACACACCCAGATCCCGATCTTGCAGGCAGACTTAGATACAGGCAAGCGGTAGTAAGTTTGGGAAGGCAAAACGGCAAGAGTTTACTCGCGGCTATCTTGGGGCTTTACGGGTTACTCGTGCATCAGCCTTCTGGCGC